CTGGGCGGCAAGTCCGCAAAGACAGGGCGGCAGATTGCGGACGCCAGACGGTTCTACGGCTGCGAGCTGAAACCGGAGTATTTTCAGCAGGCACTGCGGAATCTCGACACAGCCAGACAGCACCACAATGACGGGCGGCAGGGGGTGCTGTTTTGATTTCAGAATTATTTTCCGAAAATCTTTCTCAAGGGGGTTGACACGTTGTGTCGATAGGTGTACTATCCCACCATGCGAGACGCAAAGTGCGGAACGCGGGACCGAATGACACGAGATTGAGGGAACGAGATCATGAGCACAGCAACGACAACAACACGCACGGTACTTGTGATCACCGACGCAGCTGGCAGCTGGGGAACCACTGACCTGACAGAATCCCGGATCGTGGATCTGATCGAGCGAGCAGCCGAACGATACTACCGCGACCGCGACGACGTGACACAGTTCGAGGTGCTCGCTCGATTGGAGCAGTACAGCACAGTACAGTTGCCTGCAGACTACGACCGGGCCGACAGCGAGGCAATCACTGATCTGGCGTGGACCGCGTACTGCGAGACGCCAGTTAAGTCCCGCGGCAAGGTGGTTGACATCATTGTCAATTCCACCGAGGTCCGCCGGCACAATGGACAGTGTGAGTACGGGCTGTGGATGCCACTGGACGAGCAGACAGAGGACGTGATTGACGTGGTGGTCGACGAGGTGCTGGAGGCACGGTGTCGCGACTGCCGACGCGAGGAGCACGAGGACGGCAACACCGACGACGCTGGCCGGGTGACGATCGGCGGACAGATCTGGGTATACCGCCGCTGATCCTGACACGTTCCCCCGCTGCACAGTGCGGCGGGGCTTTTCTGCGGGAGGGCAAGTGACATGCAGGACATCGTGGCCGCAATCGTGGCGGCTATTGTGGCGATCATTGTGGCAATTCAGATGGAGGACGGGCCGTGAGCAATGCTGAGAAATGGGCGGCACTGTGGAACCATGACGTGCAATTCGGATTCTGCTGCGGCTGTTTTGCAGGCGTGGCGGGGCTGGTGCTGATCGTGGCGGGAATGGATCTGCTGGCAAGGCTGGTGGTCGGTGGTCGACCACAGAAGAACGTGCGACGGATGCGAGGGGATAATGGAGGGCGGGGACTGTGACACACCCAAACCGCCTGCAAATCCTGATCAGACTCCGCCGTCTGGAGTTGTTTTTGTGCTCCAGACGACGCACCAAAAACGAGTGCATCGAGATCCTGCAGTACACCGGGGCACGCATGTTTCTGCGGGATCTGCGGGACCTGCAGGCACTCGGCAGCGAGATCGTGCGGCAGGGCCAGCCCGGCAAACTGACCAGTTACTACTGCCCGCGAGCGCGGGCGATTTTTCGGCATGAGTGATAGTCTTTTGAATGAGGGGACGTGAGATGAGCGGAAGTGATTGGACAGTTGCAGATTCATTGCGGTCTTGTTTCGTGTCTGAAAACGTGGATGACAGCAATGGAGAACCAGCAAACGTGGTTGATGTGATTAGCCAAGTGACAGGGGGGATGCTTGCCGGCTGCGAGCGATTAACCGCTTTGGTCAAGGCAACGAACAACGTGGCGGCTGGACTTCATGCGATTGCCGAAGCGATCAAGAGCACAAGCAAGTCGAATGACAACAAGTGATGAACACAACAACCACCGCAGCACTGCATCAGGTCCGCTGGTAGCTGATCCCTATTGCGAATGATTCGCCGGTGGTTTTCCATTTCAACAGAAAGGCAACGGACGTGCCAAAGAAATCAAACCGATTGAGGCGACTGGGTGAGCGTGTACTGGTCGATGACGGCGGAGGCATGTGGCAAGCTGGCAAGGTGGCCACAATCATAGAACTGGAAAACGGCGGCGTGGCCTATGTGGTCACACTGAAGAACGGCAGGCAGGTCTGGGCACCGGCAAACGCGGTGAATCCTGATCCGCAGAGACCACGCGGGGCAGATCCGACGCCGGAGGAAATCCAGCAGAGGTGCTTGGAGATTCAACGGGAATGGCCGGAGGAGGTCCGGCAACAGCGAGACATGCGAGAACAGCCGACAGCGTGGAGTGTTCCACGGTCACACTATGTTAGAGACACGCAGAGCGGGAGGACGGATTTTGAGCACTGAGTTGTATTTTGACGTGCTGGGCGAGCCAATTGGGCAACCGCGGCACAGAGTCAGCGCAATCGGCGGACGTGCTCGCACGTATCTGCCAAAGTCACATCCGGTGCACGGATACAAGGCAGCGATTCGGGCGGCGTTCACTGCTGCGGCTGGCAAGTGGAAAACAATCACAGGGCCAGTGCATCTGGCAGTGTATTTGCAGTTTGAAATGCCGAAGTCGTGGAGCCGCAAAAAGCGGGAAGAACTCATCGAGCAAAAGCACACTGGCAAGCCGGATTTGGACAACGTGCTGAAAGCCGTTTGCGATGCTCTGACAGATTGCGGAGCGTGGCAAGACGACCGACAGGTGGCGTCGATTTTCGTCGCAAAGCGGTGGTCTGAGCGTGGCAAGACAACTATTCGAATCGAGCGTGAAACCGAGGGTGCTGAGTACGACTGGACTACACCAGGCCATTACGTTGTTTGATAGAAAGAGGACACATGAAACGCACGAAACCACAGGTCGCAGCACTCCCGCACGATGCACCGGAGATTCCGGAGCCAACACCCGAAAACCTGCTGCCAGAGAAGCCGGAGGGATGCTCCCGTCTGGTGATCAGCCGAAAGCCACAGGAATCGTTAGTGATCGACTGCAACGGCGTTAAGCTGCAGATTACGCTGGTGGAGATCCGCAACGACAAGGCACGACTGGCAATCGTGGCACCACGAGACGCGCACATTCTGCGGTCGGAGTTGCAGGAGGGTGCATATGGTCGGCGATGAGCGGATGGCGGCGACGCTGAAAACGTTGGCGGTCGGCGAATCCTGTCGGCTGCCTTCACGGTATCGACTGGAACTGACCGTGCGGAACATGCTGGCACGCACCGGATACCGCTGGACGGTGATTGAGATTTACACGCCGAAAACAAAAACCACGCAATTCACAGTCACGAGGGACGCATGAGCGAGAACATATTCGCCCCATTTTTCGGGGCTATCGAGGACGGAGCGCGTGAGCGCGAGGCGAGGGAATACGGGCGCGACGGACCACACAGCCGGTGGGATCCTGGGGAAATGCCGTGGGGCATCCCGCGGCGGATTCATCCGGAGTACCGTGAGCGATTGAGTAGTGATCCGATTGATTGGCCGACGGTCGGCGAATCAGGTTCAGTAAGTGATGATAGGGGTAACGACGAATGAAGATTACGAGGGGTAGAACGGTGGTGCCGCGACGTGTGATGCTGTACGGCACACACGGGATCGGCAAATCGTCATGGGCCGCGCAGGCACCGGACGTGTTGTTTCTGAATCTGGAGGATGGACTCAACGACATTGATTGTGCAAAGACAGAGCACCTGCGGACGTATGCAGACTTGATGGGTGCGCTGTCATGGTTGTTCGCGAACGCAAACCACGGATTCAAGTGGATTGCGATTGACACCGTCGATTGGCTGGAGTCACTCATTCATGGTGAAGTGGCGGGCAAGGCTGGGAAAAAACACATCTCCGAGATCCGCTACGGCGAGGGTTACAAATCCGCGATGGCGTTGTGGGATTCGTTGCTGGATGGTCTGGACATGATGCGGCGATCGCAGAACGTCGGTGTGATTCTGTTGGCCCATACGGCGGTGCGTAAGCACAATGACCCGACAGCGGACAGTTACGACCGCTACCAGCCCGCATTGCACGAGACGGCTTCGGCGTTGATTCAAGAGTGGTGCGATGAAGTTCTGTTTGCGAGCTACCGCGTTTACACGCGGAAAGAAGATCAGGGGTTCAGCCGCGAGCGGACGATTGCCAGCGGTGCGAGTGAGCGGTATTTGCGATGCGTGGAGACTCCGGCAGCGTTGGCGAAGAATCGGTTGAACATGCCGGGGGAGATTGAATTCAGTTGGGCGGCGTATGCTCAGCACATCAGTGGTGTTTCTTCAGATGCGAAGGGTTGATGAGTCATGGCGAATCTTTCTGATTTGGATATGAGCAACGTACAGGCGCAGCCTGTGCGACGGCTGTTGCCTGAGGGTGATTATCAGGCGGTGATTGTTGAAAGCAAAATGAAGGCACCAAAAAGCCCAAAGCCGGGCAACGGGGATATGCTGGAGTTGACGCTGGAAGTGCAGGCACATCCCCAGTTCAACGGCGCGAAGTTGTGGGACAATCTTTGCATCCGTCATGCAGGAACCGCTGGCACGATTGCGAAAGCAAGGCTGAAGGCAATCATGGACGCCTTTGGGTTGCCAAAAATCACAGATAGTCAGCAGTTGCACAATCGACTGCTGACGGTCACGGTGGTGCATCGTGAGCACGAGGGCGAAATGAAGGCACAGGTCAAAGGATACAGCCCGAAGAGTTCGAGCGGGCAGCCAATGACGCAGACCAGTTATCCAGCACCGTCTGCAGGTCCTGCGAATCCGTTTGGTTGATGGCTGAGTGTTGAGGGGTTTAAGACCCGGCAGCGGTCAACGCTGCCGGGTGTTTTGCGGGAGGGGCGAGCGGTGGAAGCACGTTGGTATCAGAGCGAAGCAAACACAGCCGCGTGGCAGTACATCACCGATGGACGCGGAAATCCGCTGATCGTGTTGCCGACGGGAGCCGGCAAGTCGATCGTGATTGCGCTATTGATTCGGCAGGCCGTTGAGTGGGGGCAACGTGTTCTGGTGGTCGCGCATCGCAAAGAGTTGCTGCAGCAGAACGCGGACAAGATCCAGAGACTGACGGGGCTAAAGGTCGGGATCAATTCTGCCGGACTGAATGAGCGAGACATCGACAGCACGGTGATATGTGCAGGCATTCAAAGCGTCTATCGTGACGCGGCGGAGTTTGGGAAACGCGGTCTGGTGGTCATTGACGAAGCGCACCTAATCAGCGATGACGGCGGCAGCATGTACCGGCAGTTCCTGGACGGACTTCAGCAACACAACCGCAGGCTGTTTTGCGTGGGACTGACGGCGACACCATACCGCACGGGTGAGGGATCGTTGGCGGGTGAGGGCAAGCTGTTTTCGGGCGTCTGTTATGAGGCCAAAACCGGGGCGTTAATTGAGGCCGGTTTTCTCAGCAAACTCACGAACAATCCGGCAGACAGTCAGGCGGATTTGAAGGGCGTCAAGGTGAGGGGCGGTGAGTTTGTGGCGGCGGAGATGGAAGCCGCATTCACGGGCGACGCAATCATTCACGCAGCCGTTTGCGAGCTGACCATTGCCTGCGAGCACAGGAAGTCGATACTGGTTTTTTGCGCTGGCGTGAGTCATGCCGAACAGGTGGCGGCAGCACTCCGGGATCTGACTGGGCAGGAGGTCGGATTGGTCACAGGCGAGACTCACGCAATGGAGCGTCAGCGGGTGCTGTCGGACTTCCGGGCAGGCACACTGCGGTGGTGCGTGAATGTGGACGTGCTGACAACGGGATTTGACGCGCCTGGCATTGACGCTGTGGCCGTCCTGCGGGCCACCATGAGTCCGGGGCTGTTCGCTCAAATCGTTGGGCGTGGCCTTCGCATTGCCGAGGGCAAAACGGATTGTTTGATTCTGGATTTTGGTGGCAATCTGCAGCGGCATGGTGCACTCGATGCGGATGATTACGGCATCAGCAAGCCCCGCAATTCAGACGGCACTGAGGCACCTTCGAAGGTGTGCCCGAAGTGCAAACAGGAGGTGTATTTGTCCGCCGTCAAGTGCTCAGAGTGCGGGCACCTGTTTGTTCGGCAGATGGATCAGGGGCCACGACACGGTGATGAGATCGACACCACGAGCAGCATTGTGGGAGCACCCGAGCCGCAATGGTACGACGTTGAGGAAGTCAATTGGCACCTTCACCAAAAAAAGACGACACCAAGCAAACCGCCTACACTGTGCGTGTCGTACTATGTCAGCGACGACACCATGCCCGCGGGAAATCTGGGCTGGATCGTGGTGCGTGAATGGGTCTGTTTTGAGCACGAGGGATTCGCACTGCAGAAGGCTTTTGCGTGGTGGGATGCACGGAGCGTGTTCCCGTTCCCCGCGAGCGTTTCGGAGGCTATCACGGCACTGAATCATGGGTCAGCGCGGAAGCCTTCGCGGCTGTTGGTGAAAAAAGAGGGCCAGTGGGATCGGATTGTGCAGGCTGAGTTTGCTGAAGAGAAGCCGACGATGATTCGAGAACTGGCGGCACAGGTGAGTGACTTCAACGAGGATTGTCCGTTTTGATTTTTGGAGGGTGAACGATGAACGACGAACAGACACAACAGGCAGACGACCCGAGCGGGGCGGGATGGCGGGATGTGGAGGTGGGTGATAGCGTGTGTGAAGGCGATATGTGGAGCAACTATCCTCCAGAGTGGCACACGACAGAGTCTATCGGTCAACACCGACGACGCATCGAGCCCGAGCAGCCGAGCGACAGCGAGCCGGGGTGGCGGGATGTGACGACCGGCAGCGTTACGCAGGACGGCGACATGGTTCGAGTGGACGGCCAGTGGTGTGAGGCGAGGCCAGGCGAGACAGTGTTCGATGGCGACATTGTGCGCCGACGCATTCAGCAGCCACAGCCGAGCGACAGCGAGCCGGAGACGATGGAGGATCTGCGGTTACGGCTGGC